GTAGAACAATACGAGAGCGCAGTATCACAATTAAAATAGAATTTAGATAAGTTATCCGTAACAAATGCTAAACTTCTCTATACAAACCGCGTATTGAATAGTAACTCCTTGAATGAGCGACAAAAAGATAAACTTGTCGAAGCACTATCCAACGCAAAAACAACAGACGAAGCAAAGACAATCTATCAAACACTTCAAAGCACAGTGGGGGGCAATACAAAAGTATCTGCTCCTAAATCACTTAGCGAAGCCTTAAATAGACCTTCTTCATCTGTATTTCAGACAAAGCAAAACGATACAGTAACTCCAGAAGTGGATAGAATGCGTCGTTTAGCAGGTATTAAATAAATAAACATTTAAGGAGTTTATAATATGTCTATTATCGAAAGATTAACAGAGGGCATGGTTCAACGTGACCTCGCAAAAGAAGGCTCAGCCCTTCTTTCAAAATGGGAAAAAACAGGTCTTCTTGAAGGTATGTCTTCAGAGAGATCAAAACACACAATGGCTCGTCTTCTTGAGAACCAAGCAAAAGAGCTTCTTCGTGAATCATCAACAATGCTTGCTGGTGACGTAGAAGGTTTTGCTGCCGTAGCATTCCCAATCGTCCGCAGAGTATTCGCTGGTCTTATCGCCAACGATCTCGTTTCAGTTCAACCAATGTCACTTCCATCTGGTCTTATCTTCTTCCTTGACTTCAAAGTTTCATCAACTTCTGGTTCTGGTCCAAGATTAGGATATGCTGCTGGCGATTCAGTTTATGGTCAAGGTGTACTTGGTCAACAAATTACTGGTGGTGTTAGCATCACTGGTGCAAATGCTGAAAAAGGTTTCTACAACCTTAACAACGGTTACACCTCCCCAACAGGTTCAATCACCATAACTACTGCATTGGTAGCTTCTGGTTCAGTAACTGATGGTGGCGTTCCAGTTTTCGATACAGGATTCACAACTGGTTATGACTTACCTTCATTACTTCGTTTTGATGCCGATATCGTAAGCGGTTCTAAATTTGCTGCTGCAACAGTAGCTCTTACTGATTTGACAACTGGCAAGTTTAACTTTAGAGACTTTGTTGCTATTTCTCTAACATCATTAGGTAATGGTCGTCACCTTCGTCGTTTAACAAGAATTGACCCAACAGATTCAACCAAACTTCTTTTGGTTGTTAATGCTTCTGGTTCAGAATCAGCAGCCGTATTGGCTACTGCTCTTGATGCAGTTTCAGCTTGTACTGCACCAATTGTAGACGGCTTTGGAACAACTAACGTTGCCGCTGGCTCAACAAATGCTCTTGGTGCAATTGCTGGTCAATCATCATGGGGTCTTGAGGCTTCAACTGAAATCCCAGAGATCGATATCTCAGTCGATTCAGTATCAATCACTGCTGTCACCAAGAAAATGAAAGCAAAATGGACACCAGAACTTGGTCAAGACCTTAATGCTTACCACAATCTTGACGCAGAAGTTGAGCTTACTTCAATTCTTTCAGAACAAATCGGTCTTGAAATTGATCGTGAAATTCTTGAAGACCTTATCAAAGGTGCTACCGCTGGTACTTACTACTGGTCAAGATCACCAGGTTTGTTCGTCAACAGATTAACTGGTGCTGAAATTGGTGCTTCAGCTAAGGCCCCAGACTTCACTGGTACTGTTTCAGCATGGTACGAAACACTAATTGAAACAATTAATGACGTATCAGCCCAAATCCACAGAAAGACACTTCGCGGCGGTGCAAACTTCCTCGTATGTGGTCCAGAAACCGCCAATATTCTTGAGTTCACCTCTGGCTTCAGAGCCAAAGTAACTCACGAAGACGAGAAAGGCGAGGTCGGTGTTGTTAACGTCGGTTCAATCTCCAAGAAATGGGATATCTACGTTGATCCATACTTCCTTCGTAACGTAATCCTCGTTGGTCGTAAGGGTAGCTCATTCCTCGAAAGCGGATATGTATACGCACCATACGTTCCACTCCAAGTAACTCCAACCATCTTTGGTACTGAGGACTTTGTTCCACGCAAAGGTGTAATGACCCGTTACGCTAAGAAAATGGTTAAACCAGACCTTTACGGCTTGGTAATCATTCGTGGCCTCCTTGGCGAAAGCGGTTCTTGATAGAACAGCCTAATTAGGCAAAGAATCCCCCCTCTCCGAAAGGATTGGGGGGTTTTCTTTTATTTCAAACTATTTAAAGTATTAAGGAGTATTTTACTTAATGGCAGTTCCTGTTTTAACTCCTGCTTCTACTTTAAGTGCTATTGTTTTACCATCAGCAGGGACAATAGCAGATGTAGCAGCAACCTTACCTTTTGGTATTTATTCAACCTCTCCAGCATTTTTAACAGGAGCAGCAGATCAAGTTGGTTATGTATATAAAAAGCTTGGTGGTGATATATTAGATATTGAAATAACAACAGGAAATGTGTACGCTGCTTATGAAGAAGCCGTATTGGAATATTCTTATATTGTTAATTTACATCAATCAATCAACGCTATGCCAACTTTTCTTGGCGCAGCAACAGGAACATTTGATAGCGATGGTGAATTTGCTTCTGGCTCTTCATTATCGGGTCAAACTCCACAATTAGCTTATCCAAGATATAACCTAGATTATTTTTCAAGATATGGTGATGCTTACTCTATTGAAGCTGGTATAGGTTCAACACAACAAATATATTCAGCCTCATTCAGCGTTACTCCAAATGTTCAAGATTATGATTTACAAGCCATTATTGAATCATCTTCTTTAAGCAACGTAGATGAAGCAAGCGGTGGTCCTGTTCCTTATTCTGGTTCAGTTGGAAATAAAAGAGTAATAATAAGAAAAGTATTTTACAAAACTCCAAACTCTATGTGGAGATTTTTTGGTTACTATGGCGGCTTAAATGCTATTGGTAACTTATCATCTTATGGTCAATATGCTGATGATAGTACATTTGAGGTAATTCCAACGTGGCACAATAAATTACAGGCTATGGCTTACGAAACAGCAATTTATACAAGAAACTCTCACTTTTCTTATGAGATTAAAAATAATAAAGTTAGATTATTTCCATGCCCAACAGATATAGGCGTAGACCATATGTGGGTTGAATTTAGTATATCAAATGAAGCAAACCCTTGGGAATCACCTTCAAATTCAAGTGATTCAGAAACTGGTGGAGTAAATAATATAAATACACTTCCATTCTCTAATATACCATTTGAGAACATAAACGCAATAGGTAAACAGTGGATACGTCGTTACGCTTTAGCAGTATGTAAAGAAATGCTAGGACAAGTTAGATCCAAGTTTAGTACCCTTCCAATTCCAGGTGACTCTGTTACTTTAAACGGCCCTGCCCTTATGTCTGAAGCAAAAGAAGAAAAGAAGGAATTGAAAGAAGAATTAAACAAGATTCTTGATCAAGTAACCTATCATAAGATTGCTGAGACAGAAGCTAAAATGTCTGACGATGTTCAAAAGGTTTCTCAAAAGATTCCTGTTCTTATTTACGCAGGGTAACTTAATATATGAGTGATAATACAAAAGAAATAACTTTTGAAGCTTCAACAATAGAAACAGTTGATTTTGCTGTTTATAATTGGTTAGATGAAAAAATGAATATCCATGCTACCACTTCAGAAGGATGGAAAAAGGTTCCTGTTATATGGACTTCGGCAGAAAGAACACATCAAATTAAAGCAGATAAAGATATTCGTGATTCATCTGGTATGATTAAGTACCCAATTATATCTCTTGAAAGAACTTCGATGAATAAAGATGTAAATAAAAAAGGTTCTGTTCCAGCTAATATAAGAAACGTAAATGATGAAAAGGGTGGAACAATAACAATAGCAAGAACAATTCAACAAGAAAAAACTTCTAATTTTGAAAATGCAACATTAAATAAATTTGTTGGAGCAAATGAAGATATTAGAAGAGCTATTGAAAGAAATCGAAAAAATGGAAATAAAAGAGGTTTATTTGAATTAAGAGATCAAAGAGTAATTTCTGGTAATAAAACAGTATACGAAACAATTACAATTCCTATACCTATACACGTTACTATAACTTATTCAATATTTATTAAAACAGATTACGTTCAACAAATGAATGAAATATTAGCCCCATTCTTAACAAAGAACGGAAATACAAGATCTATAATATTGAATAATGAAAATCATAGATTTGAAGCATTTATGAATGGAGATATAACACAAGATAATAATTATCTAAGCCTTAATGAAGAAAGAAAAACTTATGGTTCAAAGATCACACTAGAAGTATTAGGAAAACTTATTGGTGGAGATAAAAATGAAGATAGACCAAAAATTGTTAGAAGAGAAAATGCTGTTGAAGTTAAGTTTCCAAGAGAGCATGTAATCCTTCAAGATGAAATAGAAGAATTAGATTCAAATAAAAATAAGCGTTATTATAGAGAATAATGCTTTTTGCTCCCTATATTACTATTTATTTATGATTATATAAATCCATTAAGAGGGAGTAAAAATAATGTCAGTATCCAGTTTCAAGTTTGTATCCCCAGGCGTATTTGTTAAAGAGTTTGATAACTCACAAATTACAGCTACACCAGCAGGAGTTGGTCCAACAATTATTGGTCGTCTCGAAAGAGGACCAGCTATGCGTCCAGTTCGTATTGGTTCTATGTCAGAGTTTGTTGAAATCTTTGGTAACCCAGTAGCTGGTAGAGTTTCAAATGATGCTTGGAGAAACGGTAATTATGCTGCTCCAACTTATGCTGCTTATGCTATTCAAGCTTGGTTAAGAAATACTCCATCAGTAAACGTTGTTAGATTACTTGGAACACAAAGTTCAAATGCAACCGATGCTGGAAAGGCTGGTTGGAATTTAGCTGCTCCCGCTGCTTCTGCTGGTGGTGCTTATGGTTTATTCTTGGTAAACTCTGGATCAACTAACTTAACTGGTACACTTGCTGCTGTTTGGTATCTTGCTACAGGTTCAATTGCTCTTTCTGGTACATTAGCTGGTGGTTTAACTACCGATACTGCTCAAGGTTCAAATGCTTTATTCAGATCAGATGATGTAAATGGAGAATTTAAAGCTGTAGTATTTGATGGTTCTGGTAATCAAACTTTCAAGACCTCATTTAATTTTAATACCGATAGTAATAAGTATATTAGAGATGTATTCAATACAAATCCAGTATTAACAAACGATGCTATTACATCAAATAGTAATAATAATTTAAAAACATATTGGTTAGGCGAAACATTTGATAGATCAGTTGCTGAATATGTAACTAGTTTGACTGGTTCTGGTGCTGTTTACGGCTTCGTAGCTCCATTAACAAACGGTACACAACATGGTGGTAATTTCCGTACTGGTATGCAAAAATCAAAAACTGGTTGGGTATTCGGTCAAGATCTTGGATTTGATAATACAACTTACAATCCAGCAAATATGCCACAATTGTTTAGATTTGTTACAATTGACTCTGGCGAATGGGAATCAAAAAATCTTAAGATTTCAATCGTAGATGTTAAAGGTCCAAGAAATCCACAATTTGAAGAATATGGTACATTCTCTGTTGAAATAAGAAGAGCAGAAGATTTAGATGTTGTTCCAAAAGTTGTTGAAAGATTTACAAATCTTAACCTCAACCCAGCTTCTGAAAATTATATTGCCAGAAGAATTGGTGATCGCTTTATTGATTGGAGTGATTCAGAAAAACGTTATAGAGAATTTGGTAATTATCCAAATCTTTCTAAATATGTTTATGTAGAAATGAACGCACAAGTTGATAACGGTACAGCCGATCAACAACTCGTTCCATTTGGTTTCGTAGGTCCAGCAAGATTTAAGAAAGTTCAAGTATTAGGCACAGGTTCCCTAACATATGCCAATACATTTGTTTCATCATCTGGAGCACAAAATATTGCTAGTGCTGGTAACTTCTTGAAGATCACTGGTAGTATTTCCGCTTCGTTTGATGCCCAATTCTTATTCCCAGCACCAGCTTTAAGAGTTTCAGCTTCAGCAGAAGGTCTTTCAGATTTAACCAAAGCTTACTTTGGTTATGATGTTACTACAAAAGCAACCAAAACACAAGTTGATAAATCATATGTAGATTATGTAAGAATGGCTACAGCAGATTACTCAGTTGATTCTGCTTCTGGTAATAACAGAGAAATTTCATTCTACTTTACGCTTGATGATCTTTCTGGTTCTTCAAACGGTGCAGTATATGTTTCTGGTTCAAGAGTTGCAGGAACTTCTATGACAGTTCTTGGTGCTACAAGTTCATTTGGTTCTATAGTAACATCAGCAAGTTATCAAGCAGTTCTTAATGCTGGCTATAATAGATTCACTATGCCACTAGTTGGTGGTTTTGACGGTGTTGACATTACCGAAGCTGATCCATTTAGAAATTCAATCTTCAGTACCACAACTCCAACTGAGACAACAAGCTATGAATATTATACACTTCGTAGAGCAGTTGATACAGTAGCTGATCCAGAGACAATCGTAACCGATATTATTGCTGCCCCAGGTATAACATATGCTGGTATAACTGATCACATGATAGCAACAGCAGAAAATCGTGCTGATTGTATGGCTGTTATTGATCTTCCAAATGTATATAAACCAGATCATGAAGCTGCTGGGGTTAATACTTCAAATCGTCTTGGAGATGGTGTTGACCAAGTAGTTAATACACTTAAAGGAAGAGCAATAAATTCAAGCTATGCTGCAACCTACTATCCTTGGGTTCAAATAAGAGATACCATAAATAATCAAAATGTATGGGTTCCACCTTCAGTTGTAGCTCTTGGTGCTCTTTCCTATGGTCAAGCTTCACAAGAGCTTTGGTTTGCTCCAGCAGGCTTCACCAGAGGTGGATTAAGCGAAGGTCGTGGTGGTGTTCCAGTATTGGCAGTATCACAACGTCTTAACTCAAGAGAACGTGATCTTCTTTACGAGGCTAACATCAATCCTATCGCACAATTCCCAGCAGAAGGTATCGTAATCTTTGGTCAAAAGACACTTCAAGTTACCCCATCTGCTCTTGACAGAATCAACGTTCGTAGATTGATGATTTACTTGAAGAGAGAGATTTCGATTATCGCTTCAAGATTACTCTTCGATCAAAACGTAAGTTCAACTTGGGCAAGATTCAGATCACAAGTTGAGCCATTCCTTGATAGCGTTAAAACAAGATTGGGTGTTACAGAGTATAGATTAGTTCTTGACTCAACCACAACAACTCCAGATTTAGTTGATAGAAACATTCTCTATGCTAGAATTTACTTAAGACCAGCTAGAGCAATTGAATTTATCGCAATTGACTTTAATATTTCAAGTTCTGGTGCTGCATTTGCAGATTAATACTAATTACAGTATATTAGGAGAAAATAAGTAATGGCAACATTTTGGAGTTCAGCAAACGTAGAACCAAAAAGAAAGTTTAAATTTTTGGTGAGATTTAATTCGCCAGCAGGAAGTAATTATGATATTCCTTCTTTCGTTGTAAAAAAGGTTGATAAACCAGGATTTACAATTACAGAAACTAAACATACATTTTTGGGTCATAACTTCTTTTTTCCTGGTAAATTAGAATGGAAAGAAATAAATATGACTATAGTTGATCCCGCTGGAACTGGTTTAAAACAAAACGATAATGTTGAATCTGGCGGCACTATACCAGATATGAGTAAAACTTTAACAGAATTACTTGGCTTATTTGGTTATCAATCACCAATAAACGTTGGTAAAGCTTTAAATGGTGGTGGTGGTGATATAGCAGTCAATACTCCCCAAGGTACTGGTCTTAAATCTTTCTCAAAAGCTGCCGCCGTTTCAGCATCTGGTAATATAGAAATATTACAAATTGATGATGATGGTAATATAGTTGAAATTTGGGCATTAAAAAATGCTTGGATTAAAGATATTCAATTTGGTAATAATGATTACAGTTCAGATGATGCACAAGAAGTAACTATTAAATTTAGATACGATTGGGCAGAATTTTCAAGCGGCGGGCCTTCTGGTACAGCAAATAAAGCTAGTTATGCAGCCTCCTAATTATATTAATTTAGCTACTATTTAGTTATATGGGACAACCAAAAACTGATAGAGCTTATTTCTGGAGTAATTCTTACGTCCATCCAAAGGCCAAATCCAAATTCTTAGTTGAGTTTGGAAGTGGCCTTTTTGATACTATCTTTAATGGAAAATATGAGTGGTTAGTTAAATCAGCAAATAGACCAAAATATACTGCTGAATATGAAGATTTTAAAAATCCTATATCGTATGCTACAACTTCTGTATTGCCTAAAGCTTGGAATTGGGAACCAGTAACTATAAAGTTTGTAAATCCATTTAGCATGACATTTTGGCCTAGAGATATAAGAGAAGATCTAGATGAAATGTTATCTACATTAGCTCAAAGCATGATCAAGAGAGAAAATCCAATTAATAAAGCAGTGAAAGCTACTAATACTTTCTCTGCAAAGCAAGTAGAAGCAGAACATGAAACATTAAGTCCAATAGTTCAATCATATTTTGGTTCATCAATTAAAATACATGATATATCTATGGCATTTCAATCACCAAAATTAGGTTCTGGTGGTGATGAAGAATCAAATATTAACTTAGAAACACAATATAATGATATTAATAATCCTAGATTAAATCGCGATGAATTATCATTAGGTGAAATGTATTCAAATGGATATTGGGAACTTTACAATCCTTGGATAACTAAATTAGATTTTGGAGATTTTGATTATTCTGTTGATGAATTTATTGAAATTTCTATTACATTCAAATATCAAAACGCTATATATACTTCAAACTTAAGAAATGATCAATTTGGAAACGATCCAGATAAGCAATCATTAAGAAGACCTCCAAGTGATAAACAAAGAATGAAAAATATAGAAAGAGATGTTGCTGTAGCAAGAAACTCTGGTGTGCTACAATTATTACAAGATCCAAATAATGAAGCAACAAAATTATTAAATGCTCCATCACCAAAATTTGAAGGAACTTTAACTAACCCTGTTTCTAAATCTCCATATTCTACCTTTTACTCCAATAGAACTCTTGCTTTACAATATGAAGCAGACAAGTTGGTTTCAGATCCAAAAAAAGCAAAATAATTTGACTTTTAAATAAAATACATTATATTACTAATTAAATAAGCATAGAGGTTAAAATGCGTAATAATGAGGACAGGTTTGGTGGTCCAATAGATAATCAAGAAACATCAATCCCTGCTATAGTACAAGAACAAGCACAAACATTTTCATATATAACTCCAACGGAACTTGTTGATATCCCATCAAAAGGTTTGTATTATCCACCAGAGCATCCTTTACATATGAAGGATAGCATAGAAATTCGTCACATGACAGCAAAAGACGAAGATACATTAACATCACGTTCGCTTTTAAAGAAAGGTGTTGCCGTTGATAAAATGTTAAATGATATAATTATAGATAAATCAATCAAAGTAGAGAACCTATTAATTGGTGACAAGAATGCTTTGATTATTGCTTCTCGTATTTCTGGTTATGGTGCAGAATATGAAACTAAAGTTACATGCCCTTCTTGTGGTGTTAATAATCAACATTCATTTGATTTGAATGATCACAAAATGGCTAATCCAATCCCAGAAGAAGAGCTACAAAAATTAGGTATCAATATTACTTCAAACAAGAATTTCACCATAACTCTTCCAGTATCAAAATTATCAATTGAAGCAAGATTTCTTAATGGAATGGATGAAAGAAATATAATTCAAAGATCGCAAGATAATCAAAAGAACAATCTTCCAGAGAACGCCATGACTCAACAAATTAAATACTTTGTTGTTTCAGTTAATGGAGAAACAGATAGAAGAAAGATAAATCAATTTATTGATAACATGCCAGCAAAAGATTCTAAATACCTTAGAAATGTATATAAGAATATAAATCCAAATGTCTCTATGGAACAACAATTTACTTGTTCTTCCTGTGGTTTTGAAGAGACGATGGAGGTTCCGTTTACATCGGACTTTTTTTGGCCTAAACGATAAATATATGGAATCTGTTTACGAACAGTTCTTCATAATGAAATATCATGGAGGCTGGTCAATAACAGAAGCGTATAATCTTCCAATTGGTCTTAGAAATTGGTTTTGTGAGAGATTAGCAAAACAGTTTAAGATGGAAAAGGAACAGATGGAATCGGCACAACGGCAGAATTCCAGATAATAATTAAGCTGGTCTTTATGGGCCAGCTTTTTTATTATGAACTATTTATTTTGAGGTATTTATATGAGCGATAAGATTGTTCCAATACATATAGATTTAACTAATCCACAAACACTTAATGAATCGTGGCTACATGCTTTTGGAAGCACAGTAAAATTTATATTACAAAGTATGTTTGGACAAGATATATTTTTACCACCAATTTCTGTTACAGGCGATCAATACCAAGTTGAATCTTTTGCTAGAGCTTTAGCTGGAGAAAAAAGATACTTTGATTCTTATGTTAGATATGGTCTTAATGACCCAAGAACTTATAGATCAAAATATGAACTTGAATCTGCTGTTTCTAATTTTGAAAGAGATACGGGCATTAAGTGGCCGTTTAATTAAGGAGATATAATTAAATGGCTGATCCAAACCAAGCAATTAAAGATGCTATAGCTTCTGGTAGAGAGTTAACTGATATAGAAAAAAAAGAAATTCAAAATAATACAGAGTTACTTAAACTTTATCTTGATCAAGGCGAGCAATTAAAAAAGAATAATGAAGAATATAAAAAATCTGCTGATTATCAAGCAAAACGTCTTGATAATATAAGAGCCGAGTTAGCATTATTAAAAGATATAAATATTGAATATGATATAGAATCAAAAAACAAAAGAGCTAGTGCTTATATAAAAGAGCAAGATTTAAAAACACAACAAGCATATATTGAATTAGAACAACAGCGTGAAATAACCAGAAAAGCTTTTATAAAAGCTAATGAAACCGCCGACGATAACGATAGACAAAACGCGAAGGAACAAGCAGCAAGACTTGTAGAAATAAATAATCTTTATGAGAAGGAAAATAATTTATTAAAAAATAGAAATTCTGGTAATCAAGCTGCTTCACAAATTTTAGATTCTATTGGTGTTAAAACAGAAGATCAATTTAATGTTGTAGAAAAAGGTATGCAATCCATACTTGAAGGTGGAGAAGGATTAGAAAACTTTGCTACTTCTTTTGGTAAAGGTTTAACTGATAAATTTTCAGCATCAAATGTAGCAATATCTCTTTTATCTAAAACATTTGAATCAACAGTAATGATGGTTAAAATGGCAGATCAAACATTTGCTTCGTTTAATAAAGCAATTGGAACAACTGGTGAACTTAATAATGAAATTTATGAATTATCATCTACTAATGCTAAATTAGGATTTACACTCCAAGAAACTGCTCAAGCTTATACCGCATTAGCTGGTGGGTTTGTTGATTTTAGGGGTCTTTCACAACAAAACAGGATTGAATTAGCACAAACGGTAGCAGAGCTTCAAGCTATTGGTATTAGTTCTGATATAGCAACTAAAAATATATCATTCTTTTCAAAGGCTATGGGGTTAAGCACGCAAGAATCTATTTCATTATCTAAAGAACTTGTTGCTACTGCTGGTGCTTTAGATATGGCACCATCTAAAATATCCTCTGATTTTGCTGCTGCTGCCTCTTCTATGGTTGTATATGGTAATAGAGCAATAGAAGTATTTAAAGGGCTTGAAGCGGCTTCTAAGGCTTCTGGCGTTGAAGTTTCTAACCTTATATCTATTGCTTCAAAGATGGATAGTTTCCAAGGTGCAGCAGAAGTAGCAGGTAGATTAAATGCTGTTCTTGGTGGTGGTCTTCTTAACTCTTCTCAATTGCTTATGGCATCTGAAGAAGAAAGAATAAGATTAGTTATCGAGTCAGTTCAATCACAAGGCGTTCAATTTAATGATTTAGATAAGTATACACAAAAAGCAATTGCTAATGCTGCTGGTATTACAGATATGGCAGAAGCAAATAAATTGTTTGGAATGTCTCTTGACGTTTATGATGATTATGTAACCAAAACAACTTTAGCAAGCGAAGAACAAGCAAAACTTGAAGAAAGAATTCAAGCTTCAAAATCAGCACAAGAAAAACTTACATATATTGTTCAATCCTTTGCTGTTGCTGTAATGCCTATTTTAAATGCTGTAACTGCTCTTGTTGATGTTTTCATGGATCTTAATGGTGCTATGGGTGGAACATTACCATTAATTTTAACAATTGGTGCTTCCTTGTATGCATTTCCAGCTTTATTAAATCCTTATGTTCTTGCTATTATGGCTGTTGTAGGTCTTATCTATCTTATATATCAAGCACTTTATAATGGGGAAAATTCTGTTACAAGATTTTTAGATAAATTTATATTATTAAAAATAGCTCTTTATACTATAAGTTATCCAATAATCTTAGCAATAGAACAATTTAGAATTCTTTATTATTATATTTCATTTGTTGCAAAAGCTGTAGGATGGCTTATTGATTGGATAATTAATC